CTTGGTCTGTATCACGGTCAAGAATCCATTCTTTTATTGCATCAAGATCACCTGCTTTCTTTGCCTTAGCAAGCTCTTCTTTAATAATTTGTTGTATTAAAGCTTTAGGATTTGGTCCCATCATTTCTAGCATAGCTCTATTTCTACCTGCATTTTCTAATGATAAGACAATAGTTTCTCTTAGATTCTTAGAGCCAAATACTTTATTATATTCCATAAAGTTAGCAGAATCTTTAAAGTGTATAAGTCTATGCTTTTCACTTAATTTTTTACCTAAGTTACCTGGTCCTGAAAATCCTTTAATAATATCATCTGCAAAATCTGCTCCATTATGTTTTAAATGTACTCCAGTAACTAAACCATCCCATACACTTTTCCAGAATACTTCAACATTATCAGCGTCAACATTTGCTAACGTTCTATCCATGTCTACATTTTTCTGTATTTGTCTATACCAATTATCAAAGCCAGCTCTTCTAATAGTAACTGGGTTATGAGTTTGTTTCATTAAATAGTCAGGTAGTTTTCTTATCCAAGCACCATGTCTATTCTGAGCATTAATAGCAGTATCATTTAATTCAAATACTATTCTAGCAATCTTCTCTGCTGTAGGATTTCCTGATGCTCCTGATTGACCACCTGGTTTCATTTCATATAGCTCTCTAGCTATTGCATCATCAATTTTTCCTGATACAAATTCTTCAAATACCTCAGCTTCTTCCATGTGCTTAATCATAGAAGTTATATATTTAGATGAGTGGTATTTACCAACTGCATCTACTGATCTTCTACCACCTTTGTAATATTTAATAGTACCACCAAGGAATGATCTTAATCCTAGTGCTCTATCTTTAAAATTACTCATGTGACTAAATATTCTTTCTTTAGCTTGCATTTTAAATAAAGCGTCTCGTTCTCTTATAGCTTTTTGTACTTCTTCTTTTGTAGCGTTATCAGCTAGCCATTCTTTTATTTTCTGTTCAAAATCTGCTTCTTTAGCCGCAGTTTTCTTTTTAGTAATAGTCTTACCAACTTCTTCTAAAAAATCTACTTTTTCAGATTCAGTTAAATCTTTACTAGCTTTTCCTAAAGCTTCGTTAAAGATTCCTATACAATCTCTATAATTTGCCATTACGATTTACCTATCATACAATTTAATGTACCCTTCATTGCGTCCCACATAGACTTCTTTTTACCAAAAGCTTGCTCATTCTTTTCTCTAAATGCTTTCATTTCATTATTTAATTTATCACTATTATATGCTTTTAATTCAATATCTAAATCTGCTATTTCTTTTGTTAGCATATTTAAGTCTTGTTGATTGACATCACTTTCAATCTTTTGTATCTTTTCTCTTGCGTTTAAAGCTACCTGTTTAGGAGATAAGTTTTCTCCAGCAGTTAAAGTACTAGACTTATTATTTCTATAATCTGTAGCATGAGCTAGTACATCTTGCTCAGGTAATATATCTTCTAAACCTTCTCTAAGAACCGTTGCTTGTATTCTGTATTTACCATTAGGCATTACAATTGCTCTATTAATTTTAAGTTTAGTACCAGGTCCTAATATAAACTCTGCCTCTGTACCAGCAAGACCTGTAATCTTTTTAGAATGACCAGCAGCAAATCCTAAGTGACTTCCCTTTGGAACATGAAGCTCTAATAATACATCATCCATGAATCCTTTTGCAACTCTGTACATTAATGAGCCATTTAAAAATCCCTCAGTTTCGATAACTCTACCTTTCATCATATTTAATTCTTGAGGTGATTGAGGACCATACTTCATATTTTCTAATCCTATAAAGCTTGTCTTCATCTTACCAGAGAAGAATGTAAAATTATCATTAGTCTTAATTTTATTTAATGCACTAACTAAATGATTAAATTCAGTTACGTAGTGAGGGTAATTTTTTTCAAAGTTTTTTAAATCAGTTATATCTTCTGCTTTAGCATTTACATCGTTTGCTTTTCTAAGTTTTCTGTTATACTCATGAAACTTAGTACTAGACCCTACCCATGAAGCTAAAGCGGCTTTTTCTCCGTCATTTAATAATTTATTATATCCAGCTATTTGTTTATTTATATAAGCATTTGCTTCATCAAAAGAATAAAATTGTTTCCACTTAGGATTAGGATTATCGTTATTAGCTCTTTGAGCAATTTTAGATGGATCAATAATATTTCCATCTAATAGAGATTGTCTGAACTCAGAAGGAACTTCATTCATATCTAATAGCTCTTTAAACTTATTAGTAAATGTTACTCCTTTTCCTTTAACAAATTGCTGTAAAATAGCATTTCTTCTTTCTAGAAGATAAGTAGTAAATTTAGCTAATTCAAATTCTATATTAGCCCCTTTTTCTCCATAAGGCCTCATACCTTGAATAATACCTTCTAGCTCTGTAGCATTAATTTGATATATCTTATAAAGAGCTTTTTCAAAGTTTGCAAAAGTTAAATCTTTTAAAGCATTTGCTATATCAGGATTTTTCTTAGAAAGAAAAGAAATTAATTCTTTAAACTGTGGTCCCCATTCTGAATCAATCTCTCCCATAGCTCTGTACTTACCAGAACCACCCATATCAATAAAGTGAATATTACCTTGAGCATCAACAATTTGATTCTTAGGTGCTGCCCAATCTTTATTACCTAACCAAGCATGAACTAAAAATGATTCTTTAAACTCATCATAAGCTTTTGGATTCTTTTGTTTAATCTCTTTTAATAGCTCCATTGTTAATGGTTGTCCTTCTTTCCATTTAGAAGCAACACCTACAAATTTACCATTACTTAATACTGGTCTTACTAAAGGAGCTCTATCTCCTAATATACGTCTTATAATATTAGACGCCATAATCTCGTATAATGACTGCTCTGTCTTAGCAGGAGTTTTTATATACCATTTTTCTCCTGTAGTTTTATGAACAACAGTATTTCCTTCGTTAGACCCAAGTGTACCACTTGTTACATCAAAGTCTTCTTTATGAACAGGAGCTCCTGCTAATTCTTCAACTTTAATTTCACCTAAAGATTGTTTCCCCATAGTATCCATACCCTCGTCTCGCATAGGTTTATATTCTATTTGAGGTGGAGTATAGTCTGTAACTTTATTAAATTCTCTTTGGAAGTCTGCAGCATCTAAGTCATTTGCTAACCTACCATCAGGTATACTTTTCTTTTTAGAAAGATTTTTAACAGTAGAAAATAAAGCAGTAACATCTACATCTTTATCAGCTTTTAATTGAGCATGTGCTAGATCTAATGCTCTTTTGTGTCTTTCAGGAGAAACTCCAGTTAACCAATCAGCAGTCTTACCACCAACTACATGAAGACCTCCGCCTAAAGCACCTCCTAAAGTTACATTTATTAGTGCATGGTGAAATTCATAGTCGGCTTTTTCATTCTGCTTTTGCGCATATATAGGTAACTCTGATATGGCTGTATAAAAAAGTCCAGATTTAGTTCCACCATATAGCCTTGACATAGTGCTACCAATCTTCGCAGCTCTAGATAGTAGACCTGCTTTAGATATAAAAGGTTCAGGAAAAAATAGCATAGCTAAGTTTGCAGGGTCGCCTAACATTGCTGAACCGCCTAACCAAAGTATACCTTTTCCTTTTTGAAAAAATCCAGATGCCTGGTTATGCAAAAACTGAAATTTTAATTCACTTATTTTTCTTTCGTGTAGTATCTGAGCTTCTGCTGTTGTAATATTTCTGTCAAATGTTAATGTACCGTCTAGCCCATATTTATCATTAGCTTCTTGAGGAGTTAACATATCTCCTGTTCTAGCTTCTTTTTGACCTGTTTCTACATTAAAGTACTCAGTGCCAGGTAAAGCGTCTCCTTCATGCAATTTTTTTGCTTCCTTTTGTTCAAAGTATCTAGCTGCTGTAGACTCACTGTCATCAAATCCATCTAAGTCTTCGTATGATAACCATCTAAACGTTTTACCTTCGTCCCATGAAGCCTTACTATAATAATCGCTAGTTAACCTCATGTAATTAGCGCCGGTGTATCTTAGATAATCATTGTCATCTGGTTCTTTTAAAGGTAATACTGCCATTAATTTATAAATACTTTTTTATCGTAAGGTCGCCAAGCTGGGTGTTTTTGAATATTCTTATTTTTCTTAGCTTCTATCTCGTCTTTTAGCTTAGGTATAATAACTTCAAACTCTGCCCAAGTTATCTCTATTTGCTGTTCTGCACTTCCTTCTGTATCATAATCGTCTAGAGGTACTTTCTCATATACAGGATAATTTCCAGCGTCAAAATGCCACACAAGTTCTAGACCAGTTCCGTCAGCTTTATTTCTCCATCTGGTATTTACAGCTAAATTTTCTTTTTGCATTTTAGATAAAAAAGATTCTCCGCCTGATGTATTATTAAATACCTTATCTCTCATTTCATTACCACTTAATAAAACAACAAGATCAGCATTTTTAATATCTGCTATATATTTTTCAGCAACCATCTCTATTGATTCCCCGTCATAACTTGTCTCTTGTTTAGGTACTACAAATTCCTTCATAACAAAATATTTACTATCTATATATGTATTCATAACTGCTTTTACCGTATCAGAAACATTTCCTGTTGGATTAGCTTTCATTCTTAAAAGTACTGCTTTTTCTAAAAGGCTTCTCCAACCATCAACCATTTCTACATTTCTTTTATTACCTCCGACTAACGCCTCATACATCGGTTCAAATGCAGCAAATATATCTTTTCTAATATCGCCGACCACTGTATCCATGCCTTTTGTATCAAGTGTTGATTTAGCTACAGTAAATATCTCATTAAATTCTGGCTCATTGTAGTACATAAAGGAAGCTGCAACTTGATTGTCAAGGTCTGCTTTTTTAATTAAATTAGCCATCACCATATCAAAATGATCTCCATACTTAGTTCTCATTCCTGATACAATCAATCCAATTGACTCAGCATTAGCACCATCAGCCATAAAAGTTCTAACAAGTGTCTCTCTATGGTTTTGCCCTAATATATCAATATCTTTAACACCATAATTTTTTTGAAATATCATAAATTCTTCTATTGCAGCTTGAACAGTAGTAGGGTCCTCGGAACCTAATTTTTCAAATAATTGCTTGTTATGCTTTTGAATAAATCCTATAGGATTTTCTTCCATTTGTTTTTCCATATTAGCTTCTACTTTTTGAACATGATCTGAAATAGCAATATTTCTTTCAGAGTCTCTTGGTAAATTTTTTACATATTCTCGTATATCAGTCTTACTCATATTACCACTTGTTATATGAGTAGCTGCTGCCCAAGATTGTTTAACTGTTTCTAAATCTTCAGTATATTTATAAAAAAGTGCCGGTCCATTTTTCTTGCCATAAGTAGCTATGAAGTCTTCTTCTTTTATGTCATGCTTAGGCGTCCCAGTCTCTATAGCAACAGCCACAGAGTCCTTAACCTTTGTATCAAATTTCGCTATTTCTAACTTACTAACTCCTTTTTCCCATTGCTCAAATTTAGTTTTATAACCAAGATATTCAGCAGCATCTAACTGTTTTTTAAAGTTACCTTTTTCAAACATTCTGTTTACTAATTTAATTTTATTTGCATCACCTTCCTCAAGGATAGCATCCAATGATGTTTTAGCAATATAAGCAAGTCCGTCTTCTAGTTCTTGTTTTATCTTTGTAGATGACCAAATATTATTATATCCTTCTATACCTTTAGTTTCTGGGTTATCTCCTAGTTTTTTTAGAAGTTCAGTATAGCTATCTTGTATTACTCCCCAAGCTGCAGGATTCTCTGCCATTCTTAAAATTTTACCATCTTTAATATCGTTAAGTGATTCAGTCTGATGCAATAAACTTCTTGCGGCTTCATATTCAGCACCACTTTTAAATACCTCTAGCTTGAATCTATTCATAGTCTTTTTCCAAGCTTGAGTAGCATACTGATTAGGCGAGTCTTTTAAATACTTATCTGATAACTCTTGAAACTTATCTAGATATTTAGTTATAGAACCTTTACCGTCTACTGAATCATCGTCTATGTGAAATTGTTTTTCCCATTCATTAAACTCTCTATATAACTTTTCATTACTCTCTCCTACCCATAACTCGCCTGCTTTCTTTTGTCTATCAACTTCTATATTTTTGAGGTTAGTAGCCATATTTTGTATACCTCGGCCAAATGACTGAGTTCCTGTATCAGAAGCTACACCTATTTGACCTCCAGAAAAACCTTGTGCCCCTTGGTCTGACATTCCGACCTTTTTCAAATCATCGTATGTTGGAATCTTCACCATTATGCTTTAAATACTCCTACGTCTGTTCCATATTTATAAGTTGAACTGGCGCCACTTAATAGTGTACCTGCAGCTTTCATCTTACCAGCTTTCATAGCCATTTTCCCTGTATATGAAGCTGTATCTGCGTCTATTTGATAGCCACGCGCTTTCATATCAGCATTATACTGAATCATTAATAAATCCATTTCTTGAGCAATTGCCATTTCTTCAAATAAGTCAATAGCAGTTCCCTCTGTTGAATCAACACCAGCTTTAGAAAGTGCTACAGTGGTAGACCCTCTCAGTTTTCTAGCTCTTCTTTTTAATTGTTCTTTATCATATTCAGCTTTCTCTGCAACAGCAATCTTATTTTGCATAGCAACTTTTGCATTATAGTCATTAAGCATTTTTGTTTGCTTACCTTGTTGATAAGCACCATAAGCTTGAACGGCAGTACCAACTCCCATCATGACTGTTGCGACCATTGCTTTACTCATAGAATTTTACCATTTTTATATAGTCCTCTTTGTTAGGACCAAACTGTTTAAGTTCCGCTTCTTCTTTAAATCCAAGAAACTTAGCGAATTTAACAGCTCGATCAAAATCTTTTATAACGTGACAATGGACCCTATGAAACTTAAATTGATCCGCTATCAGTTTTAAATAATATCTTATATCTTTTATACAACGAATTTTATTCTTTTTAAACTCTGGAGATAAAAACATATATGCTTCCCCGACTCCAGTCCAGTGAGGCATAACTCCACATATACCTATAATTCTTTTATCCTCATACCAGGAGAATGTAGCTCCTACGTGTACAAGACATTGTACTAGATCATTCCAATTTTTGCCATAATTCTCTACCATTTTTTGCTCAGGGCCATCTAATTTTATAGCGTCAAAGTGCCAGTCTTCAAAAGGTACAACAATCATGAATAAGTACTCATCTGTATCATTATAGCGGATATTGTGCAAGCTTGTACAGTATCCGATTTAACATAAATTTTATTTTCAGTATCATAGCCAGAAGGCATATTAAATGTATAATCCCCAGTAGTAGGAGCAGTTGCTGACATAGTACTAGTTGTAGTTCTAAAAGGAACAACTTCCACACTTGAAGAAGCTGGACCAGCTTTTATTGCTGGAGTCTCAAATAATCTAAATATAGCTTTATCAATTCTACCTCTTTTACCTTGGGTTGTTCCATATTGACTCTTAGGTTCTACATTAACAGATTCTAATTCTGCTGTAAATGGTAATCCTACATGACACTTAGTAGTAGGATTAGTTAATGTTATGGCTCCTGAGGATACAGTCTTTCTAGTTTCAACAGCACCATTATTTAATACTGCAACTATTTCACCTTCTAAATGATCTAATCCACTTAAAGTACTTGTCGATCCACCTGAATAAGTTAATCCTGAATCAACATAAAACTGATCAGATTCAGTATGACCATCAGCTTCTCTATAATCATCTTCTAAAAATTCTACATATTGTTTTACAGCACCATTTATTGTTCTCTCTACAATCATATATAAGGTATCAAAAGCGTCATCAACTCCAGGTATAACAGCAATACTTTTTACTTTTGAAATAGCAGCGTCTGTTGTTGCTAATCTAGTAGTGTCTGTAGATACAACTTTTAGCATTGGTCCTTTTGGATTTGTCTCTTTTACAGTTACAACATTTGAAGCAGGATTTGCTACTACAAAATCTGCATGACCATTAATAGTAGTATATATGTTATCTGCTGTAGTATCATTGTTTGTTTGAACTCTAAATTCGTTTGATCCTGGTGTTCCTGTTGTAGCTGTAAATGTAACAGTTGTTCCATCTGACTTTGTAAATTTTAAAGTTTTTCCTGCAGCTATATTAGCATAATCTGTTACAGTAATAGTACAGCCAGAGGAAGTTCCAGCAATTGTGTGTCTATGCCATGCAGTTACATCTTGATCTCTATAGTAAGTAAATCCAAGTAATACTCCATCATTTCTTCTTACCCATAAAACGTTATTAGGATAATTAGCAAAGGAACACTCTTCAAAAAGTCCATATCCTAAATGCTCTGATAGTACTGTCATATCAGGAGTAGTAAATGAATCATAATCAATATTATAGGCAAATTCTCTTAAACGTTTTTTATTTTTACCTATAAATAAAACTGATTTAGAAGCAGGAGATACTCTCTTATCTGCAGCACCGTCATTTGTTTCATTAACTACTTGAACTGTAGTAGGAGATAATCCTTGTGTAGCTGAACCAGAAGACATATTAAATGCTCCATTTTTAGTAAATACATGTAAAAATCTTCCACCATAAAGTCCAGTTATTTGATTTACTTGATCAGATACAAGAGTAAATTGTAATGCATTATCATCTGCAACATCTCCATTTTTCTCTGTAGGAGAAAATTTATCAAAGTCAGCTGACATAGAACTAAATACTGTACTAGGTTGCTCCGATGTACCTGCATAGAATAATCTTTCTTCAAAGAAAGTTGCTTTAGTAGGATAATTACCTGTATAAAAAGAACCTAATCTCCAATCCACATTTGCTGATGTAGCAGCAAAAGGCATATCAGCATTTACAGCGACAGTAACACTAGTAGCAGAGCTGTAAGCAGTTATTTTTCCAAATCCCCAGTCAGTTCCGTTCTTTATTCTTATTGATCTTCCTACATCATCTGAAGTAAAGACATTTGTAGAAGCAGTTACAGTAACAGAACCTGTAGTACCAGAAGGTTGCATTGTTGTAGCTGATGTATTTGTTGGGTCATAAGGACCATCAAAAAAATCTACATCTGTTATTGTCCAAGATGTATGGCCAGTTCTTGTTAACTTTCTAGGTGGGTGAGCTTCATGTACTAAATATAATACGTCAGCAGATTGAACGTATTCTATTCCATTAACTTGAGCAGCTGTATAAGTAGTTGATATTTCATAAGGAGTTGTACCACCTGATACAATAATACCCTCATCTTTAAAAAATCTAATATAGTTATGACCAAATTCTAGTATATAAGCTTGTGTTTTAGAAAAGACAAAAGGAATAAGTCTAGCTCCTGAATTAGAACCAGAAGATGTTTTTATTTCTTTTACAAATTTAGTACCTGATCTTTTTTGAAGACCACCATGCATTAATACTTGAAAATTATGAAGTGTAGAAGCACCATTGTAGTACTTCTCCATGTCTATACGACCGTTTAGCCTTGGACTAAGCTCTCCAGAAGTGAAGTTAGTAAGTATTGGTGAAGAATCTGCCATGTCATTTTACGTCGTGTATTTGTTCCATCTATAATCACTTAAGCTTGATCCTGATGTTCTTGACTCTAACCAGAAATCAGATACCAGTCCGTCAGGAGTTCCCTCCATTGCATCTGCGGATCTTGCTTCAGCTAATTTAGCATAATATAGGTTATTCATTGCATCTAATGTACTTAAGTCTTGTAATAAAGGCATAACTAAATTACAAGCTAATTTTAATGCTAATACTTCGACAAGTAATGAATCATAAGTACCTACATCAGTATTTTTAAATATATATGTTGTTTTAAATGTATCTTGATCAGTTAATAGTTTATCACCCTCTATTTTATATTCAACTGTATCATCTTCTGGATGATGTATTCTTATAAAATCTGATGGTAATTGAAATTCTTTAGTAAAATAATATGCTGGAGTATTAGATGTTAATGATAATGAAGCTCTTTTAATACAACAATTCCAAGGATGTAATCTAAAAATTGCGTCTCTTGTATCATCAAATAACTCATTAGCAAAACGTGCAGCTTTAGTATCTTCTGTTAATGAAGTTATAAATTCATTTCCTAACAAGCCTAAAGCTCTATTTACAATATTTATCTTTGTTGTCGCCATATTTTTCCTTATTAACTAAAGGGGCCGCAATAGCTAAGCCCCTTCAGCCTGAGTTTATTAGTCTACTACATACATGATGTAGCCTACTAGATCGTCGCCAGAAGCTAGAGCCTGGTCTTGAGAAGTAGCTCTTAGCACAACTCCACCTTGACTTTCGAAAAGATGAGTTCCGCCTGTCGCAGTTGTACCAGCACCAAAAGTTTGGTAACCAGCAGTATCTACGTCTAAGCCATTTACAAGTCCATCAGGATCAGCAGCTACTGTATCGCCATCCGTGTTAGTATAAGCGTCCCATCCTAAGTCTAATGTAGCTGAACCAGTAGTCCAGTTAACATAAGCGCTTGAAGATGCTAGCAAAACACGTACTTTTCCTGCTGGTAATGCACAAAGAGCAACAGATGATGTTGCGTCTCCAGCACCGTCTTGATCATGCGTAAAGTAAGCAATTCTTACTCTTCCGTGATAATCATGAACAGCATTTTGTACGACAGGATTAGCAGTAGCGTTTGTGTACTCAGTACTTTTTTGAGTTGTTACAGCCATGTTTTTCTCCTATTATTCTGCACACTTAATTTCTAACACTTTGCCCTCTTCCATACGAGTTGCCCCGAAAGAAGCCGAACAATATACTTGGGTAGAGTTTCTTTTGTCTCTTCTTGGTCCAATATCAACATTGATATCAGCGCCAACAGCCATAAGAAGACCACTTTTAGCATAAGCAATTACTCGTCTGTAGCTATTAGAATCAGCCGCAACTCTTTCAGTTCTTACGAATTGAAAGCCCATGAATGTGTTAACTTCACCAGCAACAAGAGCTTTGATTGAGTTAAAATCAGAGCTAGTTACTTCAGTAGTTTGTAACAGATCAGTGACTTGCTTAGAAGTTACGATAATGTATCTTGGATCTGAAGGATCAGTCTCATTCGCGTCCAATAACTGTTTCGCTTTTCTAAGTTTACCAATTGTAAGGCCCGAGTTAGTCGCGCCTCCTGACTCTACGTAGTTTACAGCGATTTGGCTTGCTGCATCATGAGAAACTGAAGTTCCACCAGTTTTACCTGATTTCGCTGTTCCGAATGCTGCTTCGATGATAATATCATCCATTTTTCTGCCAAGTGCCCAAGCGGCGTTTTGTGCGTATGGAGATGCTGGGTCGATTAAAAGTCTGATTCTGTCAGTTCTGTCAATCATATCCGCCCAATCAAAATCTCTTAATGATACTTGTCTTCTATCATGTGGAGTTGAGATTAGAGGAGTGTCAGAATGTCTAGAAGTAACTTCTACCGCATCAACAGATCCAATACGATCGTAGTATTCAAACTCGCTATTCTGCGATTCAACCCTTACAAATGGTCTAAGTTTTGAACCTTTTTGTTGTAAAAGGTGCTCAACATTAGCTCTGTACTGGTTTACAAAAGCAGTTGTTATTTGAGTTGACATACGATTTTGCCTCCGTTAGTCATTGTTTATTATTAATCGAAAACGCTACCCAAGTATAACCTTAGACATTTTCTCCCCTTGTTTACGTCTGTGGGTACTGTCGACGGATGGACCTTTCGGCTACCCATCATTACCTACTATATAACTAGTAGATAAATTCGTACATAATTATTTACGCCGGTTGAATCGGATTTTCGTCAGGGTACGCTAGTTTAAACAATGAATTCATCTTATTCACTGCTTCTCCGTGACCCGGATTATCTCCGTTTTGATACGCCGACATAAACGTCTGATCCCTGTTATATCTAGCAATCTCTTGCTTAGCTTGATCAGGGGTCATTATGAAACCTCTTTGCTGTGCAGAGTCTGATCTACCCTCAGCGATTCCTTCACCAATTTTAGCAAATAGTTTAACCATCATAGGATTATTACCCATCCCAGATTGCTCTAACCATTCTTTTAATTGGCCATCGCCATAAGTATCAACAGCTCTTGAAGCTAGTTCAACACGTTCATCATACGCTTTACCAAATTCTTTCTTAAGAGAGTTTACCCATTCAGCAGATTGTGCTGCAGCATTCTCTCCTTCAGAAGAAGATTTAGTTTGTATATATTCATGGTAACCATCAAATATAGCTTTAGCCTGTTGAGAAGTTAAACCTGCTTTAAAAGCTAAATCTTTATAAGCAGTTTCAAAACCTTCGTCATATTCTAGTCCATCAGGTAACGCTGGTCTTTCACCAAAATCATATAGATTTGATTTCTCAGGTCTTCCTAATTGACTATGAAAGGCACTCCATTCTTCGTCTGTAGCACCTTCTCCAGGTAAAGATATTCTATTTTTACCAATTAGTTTTTGGCCATTTATATAACTTTTGGCCATTGCGCCAACATCTTTTATGTCAGCTAATGAAGGGTCATTTCGTATATCTTCAGGAAGCCCAGATCTCCAATCTGCAGGTGCTTGTGCATCTGTCGTTGGAGCGTCCGAGCTACCCGTTAATACGGACCCAGTTTGTTCTTGATCACTCATTTATTGCCTCCTGGTTGATCATGTTTTTAAAGTCCTCAGGTTTCTTATTTAGAAACTTGAGTATTGACACAACGATACGTCTCATACCTTCATTATGAGCTGTTCCGTGTGAATCACCTTGAACGTAAGTACTTTCAAAGATGAAACTTGTTTTACAAAGATGTTCTAAAACTATTTGACCATCTTTTGAATCAAAAACTTTTTTATAATGCTCGTTTATTTTTTCTAAACTAAGCTGCTTATCCTTAGGCAATTCTTCCCTCTCTATTAGCCTTATTTGCATCAGCTACATTTTTACCTGTTTCACTTTGTATTTTAGCTTCTTCAGCTTCTTGCATAGCTTGCATTTGTTCTTGTCTTTCTTGTCTTGTTTGTTGAACTTCTTCTTCAGTATTTAATATTTTAGCAGGAGCATCTAATAAGTGATGGAAGAATCTAAATGTCTCATCAGTATTCATATTATCTAATAGCTCAGGTTTAGTTTGGAATAATGGTGCCATACTTTCAAATAATCTTGTAATAGTCATTAATTGACTAGATTTTTGAGCTCTAGCTAATGGAGATGTATATGTAATTTTTAAATCCTGTCCCTCAATAGCAGAAGGAGGTTGAGGTAATAATTTCTTTCTACTTATAATATTAAATACTCTATTGATTAATGGTCCAAGAAACTCTACTTGTAATCTACCAATCATTGGTCCCATAAGTCTCATCTTCTCTTCTTGTCTAGCAACAACTTCAGTAGCTGTCATATTAGGATTATTTTTTTGATCAGGTAACTGCATCCAATCTACATGGAACGCAGATCTAATATGTTCTCTTCTATTTTGTAATAGATCAAATCCTATATCAGGTCTGCCTCTTGTTTCTAAAGGTTCTATTCTATCCTGTGTACCTGAACGATAGAAATTAAGACCACCTGGAACAGTTCTTACAGGTAATATAAATCCATCGTCAGGCACTAAGAGAGGAGGATCAGTTAATTTTTGAGCTGACTTAATTATAGTTTTCATCATTGAGTTTACCATTTTGATATCTGGTAAAGATGTCATAGATGGTGATCTGCCATATATTTCTCCTGCAACTTTAGACCATCTAGGTACCATATATGGAAACTCGTCATAGCCACCTTCTTCTAATAAAGTCTTTTCTTCAAGTAATATATAACAAGATTTAAAAGCTTTCTTAGTAGGTTT